CCATGCTGGTGATTTAGCCATTACTTTTTCCTTTTCCTTTTATTAACCTTAGAAGATTTAACAGGCTTTGGAGCGTTTTTTAATTCTATTCCATACATATAATTATTTTGCCCCATTCTAGGACCTTGTATGTATGTGAATCTTTTGATAGCCATTTTATTTTTTTCTTTTTTCCAAAGCGTCTACGAAATCGTGCAACTTAAAGATTACACCCCAAACTATTTTGGTAAAACCTGACTTAATTCTGGTCATTTTTTTTGTCTTTCGTTTCAGTACTTTGCTTAGACGAATCTGACGGTAAGTCTCCTAGTTTTTTCTTTGGAGACTTACCGCCTTTAGAGACTTTTCTAAACTTAGCTAATGACATAGTAACTATAGTAAGTTACTTAGTGGTCTTTTTTGGACGACCTTTTTTAGCTCCAGTAGACTGAGTAGGCTTTTTTGCCGAAGGCTTCTTCGTAGCTTTTGAAGCATCTTTGACAGCCTTAGCTACTTCTTTCTTGGCGTCTTTTACGATGTTCTCTGCAGCCTCTGCAGCAATTTCTGCAACAGCCTCTGCCTGGTCAGCGATTTGATCAATCAACTTAGCCTGAGCCTTAGCTACTGGGCTATTTGCATCGATCTTTTGTGCCTTAAAAAGAACTGATTTTATTTTACTGGCTATTTTCTTGAACATTTTTTACCTCTGTTTTAATTATTGGATTTATATTATATCTGTATAATAGTACACTTGCAAGTCGGCAACTTAATTACTTAGCCTGTTGGGCGTCTTTAATAAGCATGTATCTTTCGCCTGTTTCCTTGGAAACTAAGGAGAAACCATAGGCTGCGGCATCTTTAACCGCCTCTGAAAAGGCCTCTCGATCCAACGGATTTATGCCGTCTAGGGGGATAGTGATCCCGGCGTAAACGTCTACGTTTTCGAAATTGCCAATGTTTATTTTCCTATTTACTCCGCATATAAAAATTGGACTACTAGAAAGAGATATCTCTCCAGCTAGGCTAGAGACGGCTTGATCAATCGGTGATCCGTTTGATTCTTCTAGTGCATTTTTCGTTATCTTAGGCATTGATTGCTTCTTTCATTGAATTGATGTAGTTTATTGTTTCTAGTGCTTGATCTTCAATTGACATTAAATCTGTTTTTATAACAGCAGATGCTATTGTTTTTATTTCTTCTATTTGACCCTCTGAAGAATGTGAAGACTCGTCTTCTGACATTAGCTTACCATCTCTTTTGAGTATTCTATTATTCAGAGTTTCTTCTTCTGCATCGAATACTAAAACAAAACCATTCGGCTGCTTTAATATACTCTTAGCCTCATTAACATAACGAACGTCGGAAATAATCACACCAAAGTTTGATTCGTAGTCAGCGTCTTCATTGTGTTTTGTAAACTGCCTATAAAGTTTATTGGCTTTAATTATTGCCCAATTAGCAAAGCAGTTAGGATCAAAGTCTCGGCAGATGTCACCAGCATTTTGTAGAAACTTTCTTGGCTTGATACCCTCTGGCTCTATCGGCATTCCGTATATTTGCTTAACCTTTTCAACTAAGAGATCATAGTCAGGAACATTTCCTATCGCAGAACCTCCATAGATATCAAAAAGAGTTTCATGCAGTGCGTACAACTTTCTTGACTTCTCATTGTGGCCAATAATATTTTTCTTAATTGAAGCCATTTCGTAAAGTGGAAGAGCGTAGAAAATGTGATCCCACTTAATAGAACCTTGACTGAATTCAATTGCGCCCTTTGGGACAATCTGCTCAGCTACAGTGGTCTTTCCTGACCCAGCTTTCCCAGCAAGTCCTAATATAATTGGTTGACCGTTTTTAATCTTGTTATTTGTCATAACTATTATTGTATCACTTATCTAGGTCGGAATCTTTTCGTACCTGCAATTGATCCAAAAATTGATTCGCTAGATAGTCTGGTTCCCAGACTAAATTTCTTGGAACCTGTATTAATCTGAATCTGTATTCTGCCTGTATTTCTTCTATGGTCATCAGGAGTGGCATGAGTGCTAGGTTTTTACATTTCCATTTTTTATTAACTTGATTTGCCACAACAGCTGAATCAGTATAGATAATTGGATCTATAAAATCAGACATAATACATATGAGCAGAGCCGTTATTACGGCCTCGTACTCAGCCTCATTATTGGTTCTTGCGCCCAGCCCCCTTGCAAATTGCACTACTTTCTTTTTGTTCTTATAGACAACAGTAGCACAGGCAGCTTCGCCTATCTTTTTCTGGCCCTGCCCTCTAGAGGCACCGTCGCAAAATACTTCAATGTTCATTAATCTATTTTAATATTGAATGGTATATCATGCTTTTTTGCCATAGACATAACGTTTTTTTCTTGGGTGTTACTAGAAACAATATGAGTTGCCTTTAACAGGTAGCGCATACCTTTGTACTCAACTTGAGTTGGAAAATCTAATTCATTTCTTTTTTCAGAAAAGAATTCGTTTGATGAATTAACAGATTTATAATGTCCTATATACATTGTTTCTCCTTAAAATGTAGAAAAATCTCTCTCTAAGAGAAATCCTTTTTCTTCTCTAGATGAAGCTATCTGCATTGATTGTACTTTATCCATTAATTTTCTTGCAGATTCAGAAGAAATTCTGGCAGCTAATTCCATCGATTCAGCTAGCTGTACAATTGCTTCAACGGCAGCCAGGGCCACGTATTGTTGATCAGCAGCTGCAGCTGCAGCAGCTTCTCTTTCTGCCTCATTTTTCCCAACTCTATTGGCCTTATACACTCTCTTGTATTGAGCCTCTAGTAGCTTGTATTGTGCTCTTGCTATCCCAGCAAATCTAGCTGCTCTACCATATACGTTTGATGATCTAGCCACTAGCGAACCAAGATCATTTATCGTTAGGTCGACATAATTAGAGTCTGGTATCTCTACATAGTACTTCTCTAGATCTATTGGGTTAGAGAATGTTGATACCAGTTCTTCTAACTGTGGGTTTAAGAAATTTGATAATTTAATTAATAAGTTATTTTGATTTAGCTCACTCATCTTTTTCTTTTTCTTTTTTTAATGTGGTTAAAAATAAATACTCTTCCATTCCATCTTCATTTAACAGTTCGTGTATTTTTCTTTTAATTTTAGAAAGGTGTTCCCTTACCGTGTTTGGATGTTCAGTAATCTTAACAGCTATTTCCGAAGATCTTTTATTGTCTATAAATCTCCACTTAAGTAGCTGCCTTTCTTGTACTGTTAACTTATCAAATGGTGGATTAGTTTCTTCTCCTAAGATCCAAAACTCATCAACATCAGAAGCGAATAACAGGTCTATTGTAGCATACTCGATAGTGTCAACATATGCTCCACCCTTCATATTGTCCTCTGAATCTCCATCTCCATACATATCATCTTGTGTTAACAGGGGAAAAGACTTTCTTCCAAGCTGGTCAATTAAAAACGTATCTACATTTTTTTTGAGAAGATACAAAAAGTAACTATACAAGAACGCACTAAATGGTATTGGTCCTTTTTCTGAATCTTTTCTTTCATACCTCTTTATGCACTGAAAAAAGGTCAGCCTGACGGTCTGCTGGACATCCTCTTCTGAGCAATACCTTTTCACCATATAAAGTATGCCGCTGATACATTCGTTGACGTGCTTGTATCCTGCTTGGTTTAAGTTGTTCTTCATCAATGCATATCTAACAAAAGTATCTTTTACGAAAAGTGAAATAAACCTTCGTATATCGTAATCACTGTAACTGTACTTTCCGTGTGTGCAGCATCGTGACATACTTCGTTAAGAAATTATTGAAAACTTTAAGAAGTTCTTCTTGAGATTTTTCAGAACCACCCTTAGCTTTTGCTATGAGTGCCTGCATTTCTTCTACTTCTAATTTATAATATTGTTCTTTAAAACTTGCCATTACTTTCCTTCCCAGATTGAAACCTTATCCATGTAAGCGTTTCTTATGTCTTCATAAAAAATTACGTGGGGTATACCCAACTCTTCTGCAAACTTTATTGCATCTGATGCGTATTTACTTATGACAAAAGTAAGTTTATTAAATTCTTCTGGGTAATATTTTTTAAACCTTTTAATTTTAATTTTGCTTTTGTCATCCAGATATCCTTTTACTTCAAACCACTCTTCTGTTTCCGTTAAGTAAAAATCTGGTATGTATCCTTTTGTTCCCCTTTTTATTGGGAATGAAAAAACCTTTGGTTCAAACTCGAACTCAATTGAATAGGCCTTGAAGATCCTTGCAATGTTTGCTTCCCAGTTAGATCTCATATTTAGATTTAGATCTTCCCTGAAACCTGATTTCGTATGTCTATACGCATTGCCTTTTGTATTCTTGTGATCGGTAACAGTGGATGCTACTTTTTTCTTCTTGCCAAATTTGGGCAGCGTTTTTTTAGGCGACCTGGAAAAAAAATAATCCTCTGGGTTTGCACCGATGTTCTTCATCTGATATCCTTTACGGCTGTAAGATAACACTAATAAATATTATACTTTATATTTAACAAAAAAACAAGTAAAACAGGAGAAAGTAAAAATGACCATTACAACTACAATTTTCAACAGCATGCGCCAGAATATCAACGATTCTGTAGCAAACGAACTCACTGCTTTTGGCATCAGCCAGGACGAAGCAGTAAAGGTTGTTGTTGAATCAGACTTCGACTTGATGCTTTCGGCCACCGAAAATCCAGTTGTCCAGTTCTAATACATAAATTAATATAAAATATACAAGCCCCCTGGGAAACCAGGGGGCTTTTTACTATGCCCTATTAAACTTTCTTAACCTAATTGCCCCAGTGGAACAGGCCCCACTTTGGGCGTGGTCGCAGAATGAGCACACTCTTTCGTTCTTTGTGGGAGAGAAATTAGTGTCATTCATTATTTGGTTAATTCTGTCAACCAAAGACTGCTTAGCTAGCTCCAAATCCTCTTCTGTGTATTCATGGGATTTAATTCTTCCGCTTCTTAGGTAGTGAAGAGAAGCTTTAATTTTACTTCCTGGGAACA